GTTTCCAGCCTGACCCGTTTGTGACGGCAAAGAACTTCCTGGAGCAGTCCAAGAGTAGTCGTAGTCACTGTTAGAGTTCTTAGCCAAAACTTGTCCTGTAGTTCCTCCTGCAGGGGCTTTAGCGATGTACGCATCATAAAGACCGTACTCAATGTTAGTTAAACGGGCTTTAAGAGTTGGCCAGTTAGACGTGACTGTGTCAAAAACGCCAATCCATCCAGACCCCACATTGATGTTAGTGCCCAAGTAGGATTCAACAGCGGTGACTTCATTTTGCAAATCATTGACGTCTGCAGCCTCTACTGTTGTTACAAAGTTAACTTTTGTACTAAAATCGTTTTTAATAGTACTGGGATAGTAAGTAGCCATGTGTGACTTCCCTTCGGTCTGTTCTCCTATTTTCGGGCTTTTGTTTAAAAATTACTGGCTGAACTACCAGAGCACTATGCCCAAGGAGACAAAGAACTCGTAAATTAAGTTGATATGGTTGTCATGGATGGCTAACTCAGCGGTATGGCTTTTTAGGGTGTTAGCCATAGCAAGAAGAGTTGCCATTAAATCAACTTCTACTGTCCCATCATGTTGGGTAGTAGTTACAAGATAGTCAGAGATTGTTGAGAGATCTACTGAATTAGGCAAGGGTTTTATGTACAAAAGTTTATTAGACGCTTGGTTTTTTCCAAAAGAACCGTGCCAAATAGGGTGGTCTGGATCTCCCCCAATAAAAGATACCCATACACCCTGACCAATAGGTGGGACTTCAGCGTGCACACTTGAGGGTTGTACTGGCCAAGCCCAGTCTGTGACTGTGTCTTTCCCAGAACCCGTTATTTGAGGTATAGTTACACGGAGTCGAGTTTGATGCAGTGGGTCTGCATTATCTGCGACTACTCCACGATAAATACCGTGGTACCTTTTTATGTCTGTCATTACAAATGCCCAATAGTAATATTTCCAACTTGGAATCTAAATATTTCATTAGGATAACCAACTAAGGTTGAATAGGCAATAAACGATCCAGTTTCTGTAGAACTTCCTGAAGGAATGCTGCTTGCTACAGTAAAGGTTGTAGGCGTAGAACTTACGACAGTGGCAAGGATTAGATCATATGCGGATGATAAACCGCTAATAGTGACCGTATCTCCTGCGTTTAACCCGTGTGCACTGGCAGTGGAGTATGTGACTGCTGAGCCTGTTGCAACTGCTCCTGTAATTACATTACCAAAACGGTAAAGACTATTTACTTTGGCAGTAAGTACTCCTCCAATTTGGCTAACTACAGACTCAATATCTTGTGGATAGATGGTTTCTTCAAACTTAAGGTTTGTGTAACCAAATCGGTAAGCCAATGTAGATACTACTAAAGAGTCAACAACAGAAGGGGTGTACTTCGGGTCTAACTTGTAACTAAGATTAAGTGCAATGTCAACGTATGTAGGCTGTTGAATTGTTAGGCTTGTTCCAAGAAGTAACTTATCTTCCATAAATGTGTAAACGTCATATGATAGAGTATTGAGTTCTGATGATGGGCTTCCATACTGGTCTAGCCCAGGTTGTAAGTCTAGAGTTCCAGGTGATCGAGTAGGTGCAAGGTAAAGTGTTACAGAGGACCATGTAGAAGCCGTTGCATTGGCCTTACCTACACCACTGACTGTTAACGCTAGATCATTAAAATCTTTTAAAGTTACTGCACGGTTTGCTGCCCTAAGAGTTGCAGGTGCTGAAATTCTGATCTGGTCGTTGCTTTCGGGGTCATCTCCACCAACCGCATTTTCAAGATTGATAACTTGAATAATGCTTTTTAAAGCAGTGACTTGTGAGTCAGTTAACCCTGGGATGTATGAAATGTTTGTTAATACTCCTGAAGGAACGTTACCTGCGCTTCCTCCTCCTACAGTGTACATAGCACGTACTTGAGAATATGGGACGGGGATAGCGCCCGAAATACCATCACCAAAATTTATTGAAATGACATTGTTTGCATCAGTGCTTACTGTGTATACCAAATCGTATTGACCGTAGTCAGTGATATGAGTTACTTGAGTCCATTCAGAGTAAACATCTCCATCAAGAACATATAGCGTGATACTTCCATCGACTACAGGACTTTGTAGCAAATTGTAACTTTGGTTTGGGCTTCCATCTGAGGTCCCTATTAGTTCACCGTATGTAGGAATAGCGCTTGTAGAAACTAAAGTAACCTCTCTTCCTTCTGCCGCTAACGTTCTGTTAGATGTTCCAGGTACAACAGTAGTGTCACTAACGGTAGTGAAGTAGTATGTAGTTATTACGTCATTTTCAGATACTTGACCCGACACCACAGTTCCAGCAGGGATAGTTACGTTAGGTGGGTACGCCACAGCAGACGCAGGGGTAGCAGGAGTTTCTAAAGTCGTTGTTGTTCCTGCAACAGTGAACTGGGTAGAGGAAGCAGACACGATAGGCGCGTTTGTGACGTTGTAACTAGTATTAGAAACAAACCCCGTTATAGTTACCGTATCAGTAGGAGAGAATGAATTTGGTGAAATGTAAGTTATAAATGTTCCATCACCACTGGCTGACGTAACGTTTGCAGTCAAAGAGGTAGATGAGTTACTGAAAGTTAACAAGGTGCTGGCTTGACGATACCCTGCAGGTGTGTACCCAAACACATTGGCAATGTTTAAAATGCTACTGCGTTGGGTAGCAGTGTAGATAGATGACTCGTTGGCTGTTCTATCGATGTAATAAGAGATCATATCTCCCATGTATGAAAAAGCCTCTACAAGAGCCAACCCAAAGTCAGCAGGGTCAGTGCCTAACCAGTTAGGGATACGAGCCTGAATACGAGCGATTAGTTGTTCCCTGATGGAGTAGTAATCTCGAGAGGTGTAGTCTACAGATACAGGGATGGTAGAAATTTGGTTATTGGTGGTCATTGAATCTCCTCGTATGCTGGTAACGTTCCTGCTATGGATATCACTCCAAGGATTGTTGTTACAGGGGTGTTATTAGGTAGTGTGTAAGTAAGTTCTGCGCTTATAGTTGTTTGGTCAGAGGAGCCTTGGTATGTTAGTGAGGTGTCTGTTGAACCTCCCTGTAAAAACTCTCCCAGGTTTACCGTTACTCCAGTAAGTGACAACAAAGGAAGTTGAGCAGCAAATGCCTTTTCAATCTCAACTTTGATTTCAACAACGGCGTTATCTTGGTTTTCAAATAATGCGTATGGGATTAACGTACCAAAAGTAGGTCTCATTACGCGCTGCCTGACAGCGGTCCCAATGACTGAGCGTACTCTGTCTGCCCAAATTTTTGATTGGGATTCAGTAGCCGTTATTTTTCCAGAATAGTCAATGCTAAAAGGAAGGGAAATAGCAGTCTCGTTAGCCATGTTATGCACCTACCCATCGTCTTGGAACTATGTTAAACCCAGTGTTTGTTTGGTCTATTAGAGCCGTTGCTGCAGTCAGTGTATACGAATTAGGAGGGTTAATTCCTGTTATTGGGCTGTTTAAGTTTACTGTAGGGACTGTTCCAGCAGTCGACGGTCGGGTTGCACTAGGCTGATTAGCGCCAGTACCATCAGTGGCGCACTCAAATTCAACCATGTATCTTCCGTCCAAATACATAGTATGAACCGCTGATTTTACAATCCAAAACCCATCTGAGTTGTCACCTGTGTAGCGCACTTCAACAGTGCCCCAAGGTGAGATACGAGGGTCACCTTGACCAATCCCTTTTCCAGGAATAGCCAGTCGTGAAAGATGGGCTTTACCATCCGCTAGTGCCTTGGTCATGGCGTCGCTGTTAGCGACTACTGCTGACTCCACTTTCCCAAATAACGGTGCCTTTACTGTGCTTCTTATTGGGGAACCCACAGTATGAGGGTAGGACGTCGCTGTGTAGACCGTGCCTGTTACAGGGTCCACTCCCGATACTGTTTTACTTGTTCTTTTTGTAGTAGAAGACTCAACAAAATCTCCTAGTTTTGACTCAAAGGAGTCGAGGGTCTGTGTAGCAACATGGGAGTACTCATTTAAAAAAGGGTTTATAAATGCCATTACAGGTATTGTGTTCATAAAAGTGTCTATCATTACATCTATAGGATGAAAGTGTAATTCTGTACCAATTACTTGAACTCCCCAACCAATTCTATCGGCTAGTTCTGTAAGTTTTTCCCACAAAGAATGCCCCGCCATAGATATCTGACTAAATTTAGTTGTGCTGGGAGTAACTTTTGGTGTCAGATTAACCATGTTTGCAATCTCTGTAACAACTTGAGAAGCGGTCATGTTTGTCCATACTTTAGTAATAGTATCTTTTAATGGGTACGATGCTCCTACACAAGTTACTTCAATAGTTCTATTTAGTATTTGTGCTGTTGGGTACTTGATGTGGGACACGTACCCCACAAATGTTTTTTGAACTTTGTCATTACCCCATGTAAAAACTACAGGAGTTCCTGTCTTAAATGACGAAGCAACAAAAATGCTGAAGTGTTGGAAAGTGAGTGACAGAACGTCATGGCTACCTATTTCTTGACGTAGTTTTACAAGTTTTGGTATTGAAGTAAAACTTGGGTAGTCAGGAAACGTAACAGAGTAACTAGACCCATATTTAATTTGTCGTTCTATATCAAGCACTTGGAATCCTTATTTGAGTTCCTTCAGGAATGTTGGTTGGGTTAATAACTTCGGGATTGATGTCCATTATTTTCCACCAAAACTGAGGGTTTCCTAAAAATTTATTTGCAACGTTGTCTAGTCGGTCACCCTCTACCCACTCATACACAGTAAACTTTGTAGAGTACACAGGCCAATTACGAAATATCACAATGTGGTATTCCTGCCTTTGTGCGTCCCATGCTTTTGGGATCACGTGGTTTTCATTAAGTATAGGATTAGCGTATCTACTGTCTACATAAATTGTCATTAGTTATCCTATGCTGAAGTTGGATTATCAAAGTAACGTGAAACAGTCACATTAACGGTGCTGAATATAGGCACCATTCTCTCATTAAAGATTACGTGTGTTACATCTAATGCGGCTATTCGCCCTAGGTACCGCAGTCGTGCACCCAAATGGAGTTCAATAGGCATAGGCATTAAGAACCCTTTATCAGCGGTTGACCCATTTAGACCAGAAGTGTAAATAGCGTTTGTACCTCCTCCTGCTCTAAAAAGAAACTCTAAGTCGTACATAGTTCCTTTTTCGTATATGTCTTTTAAGTCAGTGGCACTTGGTGTTCCCGCCATTTTGTATGGGTTACCTACATTAGGTAAAAGACCACTATCATTTAAGTACGACATATCTCCAATTCTGTTTAAGATTAAAGAAAAAGAAATCGTACTGGCTGCTAATGCAGGGCTAATTAAATTAGAAGTGTCTTGACCCGATGTCTCAAACGAAGGATTTACCTGCTCAACTACTCCCCAAGTCATATCTACAGATGTTGGATTATACAAAAACTTAAACCCGTATGTGCTGTTTCCAAGAGAAACGCTAGAAGTTGAACCAAAAATGTTCTGACTAAACGCAGCAGAGTAGTGGTCTCTACTTGCTTGGATGCTTCCTTTTGCACCTGAGAATGTTCCATTAGAACTTGACTGCCATGCGTTAGTCACTTGTTGGTACGCACCTGGGTCCACTATTAAAGCAGAGTTTCCAGCGGAGTCTACTTGAGGTCCTTTGTTTAGATACGCCGAAGAAACCATAGGAATGTTATATGTGTACAAAGAAGGGTCTGGGATAGCCGCGTTTGCCAGTCCCCCAGGCGCTACTGTGGAAGACAGCGGTTTACCTTTAGCAGCAGCAACAATGTTCTTATTTAATTGGTTTTGTGAAATGGTAATCTGTGTACCAAGTGCGCCAACAGCGGCGTTAGCGGCATTTACTGAGGCAGTTGTGTTTGTCAATGTAATTTGATCATTTGTGTAGTTTGAATACAACGTGTTGTATTGAGCCAGTAACGTTGAGGACAAAGATGAAGCGTTTACAGTTCCACTTGGATTTAATAAGTCATGTATGTTGTTTGCTTTAAGAAATGATATTAATGCTTGTTGGTTAGTTTGTAAGTTCTTGTTGTCAGTAACTTGGGCGGAGGATAAACTGTACAAGTTAGTCTGTGCTGCAGCAAGAGCCGCCAACCCACCATTTATTACTGTTTGTTCCGACGTAAGAATTGCGGTGTTTTTATTTTTAGTAATTTCAGCACTAGGAAGTGGTACAGTTTTAGTAGTCATCTTATCCTCTTCCCATTACGTTGTAGTCTTCTTTGTCCTGTATTAACTCGTAAACTTTTTTTGCAAAGCGAATTGCTTCTTCATCAGATGCTTTTTGAATATTTAAAGTAATAGTGATGTTCTTTGGAGCAGGGGTTGTGCTCGTGGGAGTAACCGACGCGCTTCCTCCTCCTAATGCTGAAGCCGTAACTATAGATGCTCCAAAACCGCTGTTTCCTCCACCATAAGAATGTTGGCCTTTTGCCCCAGACACCCACCCTGAGTTACTTATATCTCCAAATGTTTTAGAAAAACTTGATTTACCTGATCTTAAATCCGCCAAGATCTTATCGTAACCTCTGTTTTTTGTGTTTGTTAAGGTGTCTACCGTTGCTTGGTAACCCTGTTCCCAAGACGTGTAGGACTGAACATGTTCTTTGTTGGTGCCAATAGACCCTGGCATAGGGAGAGTTGTGTCAAGAGGGTTGTAATGGTCGGGGTTATGCCAATGACCACCTTCATGTGCAGCCCATGTAGTAAGCGCCGCGATGTTGTCCTTAGTAAGTGGTGCGTTAAGTTTTCTTAACAAAGTTTTTGCCCATGTTTGCATGCTTCCAGTACCTAATATTTTTCCTACAGAAGAAGTGCTGGAATTGCCACTGTTTCCCACAGTAGGAGTAGCCGAAGATTTTGAAGTGCTGGTGGCAGTGCTTGTAGCAGCACTAGTTCCCGAAGCAGTGCCTGTTAAGAAAGAGGCTGGGTCTACAGGGTTGTTGTGTCCTTTGCGTACTTCAAAGTGAAGGTGTGGGCCTGTAACATTACCTGATTGACCAGACTTACCAATCTCTTGACCTGCCTTAACTTGTTGTCCCAGTTTTACAGACTTACTTTGTAAATGTCCGTACAAAGTTTGGTAGCCGTTACCATGGTCAATTTGAACGTACACACCAAAATCTGCGCCAGGAGCATCATCCATCACAGTTCCTGCAGCGACTGCTTTAACAGAGGTTCCAACAGGGATTGCGTAGTCATCACCAGTGTGGTAGTTCTTTGCACCATTCCACATGCCTGGGTCTTTAGCGCCATACATAGTTGTCGGTGCAACTCCTGGTACAGGAGAACTTAGCGTCGGCAATTGACTAGAACCTGCGTTTCGCAGTTCTACACTAAGGTCCAATGACCCATCTACACCTGTTTGAGGGGGAGTGCTGCCCCCACCTTTTGCACCAAATGAAGCACCAAAGCCACCGTAAGAACTTCCTCCTCTAAAGAGCGCCGCAACACCTCCTGCGAACGCACCGACCGCTGCACCAATAGGAGCAGAGGCGCCAAAAGTAAATGGGGCAAGAGCACTGCCTATAGCCAAACCTGTGGCTGCTCCTACACCTACGCCTAGAGCAACGCCACCTGCATGTGCAACAGTCCTATTAACCCCTGCTCGTGATAGTACTTGCTTGTTTACTGACGCAACCTGACCTCCTGCTGCTCCACCTGCAACACTGGCCCCAAGAGTGGTTGCCCCAAGAGCAACGCCGCCTGTAATTCCTGCCGCCTTACTTACCTCGACAGCATCTTTAGCAAAGCCTGTGAGTTTAGAAGCAACGGGTCCCATGGGAACGCCTAGTTTTTCAGCCGCAAGAAGAGTAGCAAAACCTTCTAAGATGTTTTTTAGTCCTACACTGAAACCTGTTACAGCCGAGGACAGCGCTCCACCAACACCGCTTTGACCTAGCCCTTGTAGGTAGCCTTTGGCTTCAAAGGCCGTTTGGCCAAACTTAGCCATTTCATCGTTAGCAATTTTAATTGTAGAAGCCGCTTTATTAAACCCATCAATCATTGATTGTTGAGCAGCAATCATTAACTTAGTATTAGAAGTATTAATCGTCTGCTGGGCTGTTGCGGGGTTTCCTGACCCAGAAAGTTTAGCAAGATCGGGGTTTTTACCTTGTGCAATTAAATTAAACTGTAGTTTTAAAAGATCCTGTTGGTCTTGTGAGAACCCTAAGTTTTGAATGTCGATGCCAGCGTTTCCTGACATGATGTCTTTTTGAACTTGAGTAGCAGTTGACCCAGGTCTAAATATTCGACTGTACAATTGTTGAGCAATCTGTGCTTGTGGAATCGGGTTACCCTTACTATCGTATGTAGATATCCCCATCTGGTACAAGGTGGCACCTGTTTGCTGTGCTGCGAACCCACCGATCGCTTGTGCAGCCGCACCGTTGCTCATATTAAGCGAGCGGTAGGCACCGCCCACAGCATTCATAGCCTGTAGGTAGGGGGAACTTCCAGGTGCGTAGCCATATCCTTGTGTAAGAACCGCAGCAGCAGTCGCTAAGTCTGTTGGACTCGACACTCCCCGTCCAAAACTTCCATTCAAAGCACTAAAGGTAGCGCCTTGTATTTGTTTCCAACCAAGACCTGTTGGGGAGTACTGTGATGTAGCGTAAAAGTTAGCCGCTCCAGAAACCGTTGTTCCTAAGTCAGGTGACATAGCGTAGGCAGCGCCACCCAAACCTGCGGCGATTTGTGTTGCCCCACCTAAAATACTGAACGTAGCAGCCGTTGGTGACATCCAAGGCATTGCCGTATTGTTTGCATTTTTTTGTTGTGCTGCAGAAGCAGGTTGTGTTGCATCGCTAACAGGTTGATTTTGTCCAGAACCAAAAGAAGCGGTAGTGATAGAGGCATTAGAGGTGCCTATTCCAAGGCCCGTTCCTTTACCTAAGTTAAGTGTTCCTACTTTGTTAATGACACCTGTGATATCTTTAGCCGTCTTCGTAAAGGACGTAGACATACTTTTGATCGTAGTGTCTATGTCCTTTAACGTTTTTAGGGTCGTCTTTAAGGCATCGTTAAGCCCTTTAATACTACTGACTTGGTCAGCCATCTGAACCCCTTACACTCTGCGCCCTGGCTAGTTCTAACCAGTTCTTTCTTTCTCTATAGGACAACTCTCTGATCTCTGTGAGAGACCATCCTGTATGCATCTGAGTGAGAGCGGCCCACTCAGAAAACAGGTTTACATACGGAACAACGTTAGAACTGAAACAAGGTTCCCAAATTAATGGAGACCGTTACCTCACTTCCACAATCAGGGCAATCCATAACTACGTCGTCAAACTGAGGCCCAGGAACACGCTTGTTAATTTCTTCAATGATTTTTTTACGGTCAATTACAGGTAAGTTTTGTACTTGCAGTTTACTGAAAACAGGAGACCCTTTAATTTTAAGAACAGTCTTTTCTAAAAGAATGGTGTTCATTTCTGCAGGAGTTTTATCTGCATTGTTGATCAACTCTTTTTGAGCAATACCTGTAGGAAGTTGAACTTCAATTTCTCCTACTTTTCCTTGAATAGTAAAGAACCTGTCTCCAATTGGGTCTACAAGAACTTTGGTTTTGATGTCTTCATCAAGGTCTACGTTTACTGTTTTAAAGTCTTGACAACCTTGACAATAGATAGACATCTCTGTAGTTTTTCCAAAAGTCGCTTTAAGAATACCCAAAAGTAAAGACTCACGATCCGCAGCAAGCATGTGGTCTAAAATTTTGTCATCTGCTTTTAAGTCCCCTACTTTTACAGTTCCACGTTCCAAAATAATAAGGAGCGCTTTACCAATGTTTAACGCCTTAGAAATCGCCTCTTCATCTCGTCCCGTTAACTCACGAACCTCTGCGGTACGGAGCAACTCCCCGTCAGGCGTCACATAGCCGCCAGGAAGTTGCACCGTGTTATCCGAAGGAGGAACGATTGTTGGTTGTTGTGCTTCGACAGGTGCCTCATTAAATGCTTCCTGTGCAATCTGGTTTGCCAATGCGGGGTTAGCCGCTGCATGTACTTTAGTCGTCATTGTTGTCCTTTTAGTTAGTTAGATTAGGCTGATGGATAAGCAAGGCTATTAGGTCCGCCAGTGCTGGTTGCTGATGGTGCAGACTTAGTAATATCGCTGTTGTAGCCCCATGAGACATCAAAGCCTTCATGAACTAGTGTCATTTGTTCTACGAACAGAGCGTTGTCACCAGCGTTTAGGTCTGAGTAAGATACGGATGTAGGCCAGCAGTTGTACACATAAAAATTCTGATGGATTACATCAGAACTTGCTGCTGTGCTTGCTGAGTCAGATGACACAGTTGCTGAAGGAACTGGATGAGCAAGAATCTGAATTTCAACATCGCAACGAAAGTTCTGTCCGATAGAAAGTTTGGAACCTCCACCTTGAACTGTTGCAAATAGTTGTCGCATCCAGTCCCAGTTTTGGCTAGTTCCGAGGATTACACCACGTTGAAAAGTTACAGGAGCAAAAGTTGTTTGTCCTGGAATCTGGTGAACAGTAGTGTTATACCCGCCCTCACGGTATGGGATTGAGTCTGTTGTGATCGACAATCCTGACACAGATGTAAACCCAAAAGAAACAGGTGGTTTTGCAAGGTTCTTCATTGCGGCGTTGTTGATGCCGCCTGCTGCTGTTGAGTCATTGAGTGGGTAAAAATTTACTAGGTACCGAAAGTTACGTAACGGATCGGTGGCTAGTGACGAGCGGTTGTTTACTATAGTTGGCACTATTTATCTCCTTCGGGATTAGGAATTGGTAAGTTGGCTAAGGTTGATGGTTACAAACTCAGCAGGGTACTCAAGAGCAACACCAACTTGAACGTTGACGATACCGTTTTGAATAGATGATGAGGTGTTGTTTGTAGCATCACAAATCACGTAGTAAGACTGTGCGGGAGTTGCTCCAGCCAATCCACCTTGATTGCGGTAAGTGTTAAGGAATCCACTAATAGCGGAGTTAATACGTGCCCACAAATTTGAGTCATTATTTTCAAAAAGAGCAAACTGCAATAGTTGCTTGAGTGTTGCCTCTAAGTAAATAAGAGAACGACGAGTATTTACATACTTGTTTGCGGTTCCATCTTGGAGAAGTGTGCGACCACCCATAACCACAAGACCTGCGCCAGGAATTTGACGGATAGGATTAACAGGAGCAACAGATCCTGTACCCGCAGAAGGAACACCGTAGTTACAGTTGTCTAGTTCAGTTGTTGTAAAGGCATGCTCTGTTCCAACAATTCCAGACAACCCTGCATTCAAACCTGCTGGAGCCTTGAACACACCTCGGGTTGCGTCTGTGTTTAAGTACAGACCTGCGACTGCTCCCGATGGCCCTACAAGACGAAGTGCCCCTGTGCGACCGACTGGGTCAGCGATGTATACGTTAGGGTAGTACACAGCAGCGTTGCTATTTCCAGAGAACGTCTGGGCGTAGGTAATTGCTGCATCAACTGTCTCACCAGCAGGGGTTTCAACAATAAAGAAGCCGTTGTTAGACTCTGCCCATGAAATAGCATCTGTGATAACACTGGTAACACTGCTAGCAAGGATGGTATTGATGTTAGGAACAAACATAACAAGCGGACGATTAAGTGCCGCAAATTGGTTCCATACAGATGCGCTTGTTGATGCATATGATGTGTAGTCATTTGCTACAACTGCAGCACCATCAGAGCCACCTGTGAGTGGGTACACAGTGAGTGTTGGAGTTCCAGAAACAGCAGATGTGCTGAGTGTGATGTATGAGGACATTGCGTTAACAACTGTTGGCGCAAAACTTGAACTGGTTGCGTCAGCAAACTCAAGGTTCTCGTATCGTTCTAGAAGAATGTCTGCAGAGAGCGCAGAGGTGCTTCCAGCAACTGCGTCTTTGTAAACTTCAAGGGTGTATGTGTTAGACACAGTTCCTGCCTTGACGTTTACACGAAGGTAGTTGCCAAAGACTCCGCGGTTCTTTGATGTGACTGTTGAAATAGTCACAGAACCTGAAGTAACAATTGTTGCGGTAGCAGCAGTTGCGTCAGAGTGGAGGATACGTTGGACGTAAAGATCACGGCCGCCGTTTGCAAAGAACTGTCCAACACCAAACGTTGCTGGAAATGAAGCGCTGTATCCACCGAATTTTGAGGTGAACTCGTACCAAGAACGAACAAGGGTGAGGGTCTCGGGTCCTTGTGCAAATGGAGCAGCAACAGCGCCCGCAGCGTTTGTTGTTGCACCTGTTGCGATTGGTGCGGGAAGTAGTGTCTCTGTTAAGTAGACACCTGGACGACCATAGGTCATGTTTTCTCCTAACTAGTTGGGTAGGGGTTCCTTATGATGAATGTATAGTGAAGGGAGGAAGTTTGGTAAAGATCGGAGTTGTTCCACCCTCTACCTTGTCTTGATACCCTGTGAGGTCAACCTCAAGCACCTTATAGACCGCCGTGTATAGTTCTGGTGTGATCTCACTGGAGACGCGCACCGTAAAGGCGTTTACGAATAAACGCTTTCCTGCTTCTGTAATATCTCGCTTGGAGATATCCAGAACATCAAGTCGACGAATTGTGTTATCGTCAAGAGACAGTGTGCCAAAACGAAGTGGCAACCGTGTGTACATAAGTTCCGCCAAAATTTCTCGATCATGTCGAGGTTGGCGGGCATACGTAGTAATCTGGTAATCAATGTTTACTGGTATCGGCATATGGATGTACCAGTTATTAGTGTCAGGATTAAAGTTAGTCGTTCCATCAGGCATTGTGGTAGGTGCAGGTAAGTACGAGGGCTGAACAAGACCACGCATCGAACGATCAAACGCCTCAGCAATATCCACCATATCAATGGTGATGTAGGGGTATTCCTGCTGGCGGATCTGCTCGTCAGGTTGCCCAAACCAGACACCGACATTGCGAGTAGCAGTACCTGTTGCGTCTGACTTTTGGTCAGTAACCACCATGCCTTTAAGAAGATCGCGAAGAGCCTGATCTTCGGATAACAAAAATGTCATAGGATGCTACCCCCCATGTTTGCTGCCATTCGGCTAACAAGAAATGACTCTGCCTCTGCACGATCGCTATCGCGGTTTGCAAAGCGACGCATTGCGTAAGTAGGTTGCTGTCCTGGAGTCCCGTACTCTAAGTCCAACGCCTGAGCGTAGTGCTGTGGGTGAACGTGAGTAGTGAACCCATCTTCAGGGTTGTAACGGACATGAAGTCCACTAATGATGTGTGATGGCCAGCCTGATGCTCGAGCCTCGGAGCGCAATTGCGCTGACATGTAACGAGTTGCTTCTTGAGCAGCCTTATGAATACCGTTGTGTTGGGATAGGGTCACTTCTTATTTTTGCCCTTCGCAACTTTTCCTCCGACATAACCTGCCAGAAGCGCTGCGAAAAGGGGCTGAGTATTTTTAGGACGAAAGCCAAAGACACCGCGAACAAACTCTTCGCGCTCGTGCTGATTGTTCATCTCAGCGGCTTCCTGATACCAAGGCTTGTGAGCCATAACTGACCATCCCTTTTTAGCAACCAGTGGGTACTGTAGACGGATTCCGCAGCGGAAGACCGTTGGTATAAGGATAAAGAAAAAGCCCCACTTTCGTGGGGCTAAGGTGTTACTTCTTTTTCTTATCTTTAATCTTTTTGGCTAAAGCCTTATCCATCTTGGCATCTTCTTTAGGAGAGGGATGCTTCTTGTCCATCTTCTTGTCTGCCTTTTCAAAGGCGGCCTTCTCTTTAGGAGACATGCCCTTTTCTACTTTGGCGTCTTGCTTCTTATCTTTTTTCTTACAGGCGCCTTTACAGTTCGGCTTTGAGCAGCCGCATCCACATGACTTGCACATAGTTACTTACCTTTCGATTGTCTTGATGCCCATATGTTATCGATTGCGTTAGGCCAAGGGCGACCCGCTTTTCAGCGCGAGCCTTGGCAGCCGACTTCTGTCCAGAAGACAGCGGAGTTGACTTCTTTTTGGGGTTCTTCTTTTCCCATACTGGTTTACTTGCCATCTTTGCCCTTGTTTCTCTTAGAGATAGCGGCAGCCTTTTTCTTTGCATCGGCCTTAGAAGAAGCGCCCCATGCTTGGAGTGAAAGGAGTAAACGAGTAGGTTCGCCGTTTGGCTTGTGCTCTGGTCCTGGGGCGTTGCCCATGCGAGCAAGGAAGGATGCGCGACGAGGATTGTCACCTTTTTTGACGGGAGCCTTGAGGTTGTGACCTTCTGCCTTAGCGGATGCACGTCCCTTGGCGTTTAATCCGCCTTTGGGGTTCTGTCCTTCTTTACGTTGCCATGCTGGTGTCTCAGCCATTACATGCCCTTCTTCTTGTGGTACTGCTTAACAGCGGTTACTCCCTGCTTAACAGAGGTAACGCCTTTTAATTTTGTAAGATTGAATTTATCGTTCTTAGCGTTGCGACCTGCATGGTCAACAATGACGTCGCCCTTCTTATCCTTGTAGATCTTATGAACACTACGAGGAGATTTCTTGGGAGCACCGATAACAAGGGTCGCAGGTGGTTCTGGCTTATCAGCCTTTGCAGGCTTCTTCTTATCGTCAGCCATTTACTTCTTCTTACCCTTTTGAGCCATGGACTCCATCTTCTTGACACCGTACTTCTTGATGCCAGCGGCGGCTGCAACTGCAGCAGGGTTTTTAGCGCCAGACTTCTTTGCTTCTTCTTCTACTTTCTTGAAGCGAGATCCTGTACCTAATTTTTCTTTAGCCATGATTTCTCCTTATACAATCTTTTCAATGGTTACAGTACCGTGCCCAGAAGTTACCGTCTGTAAATAAGTAACACGATAGATGTGCTTGTTTGTAATGTCGTGGACAACTGCGGTAATAGTATCGCCACCCGAGGTTAGCGCGTGTGAGTTTCCGACGTTTGTCCATGACCCCGCACTTAAAGAACCCGAGGTTTGGTTACCTGAGTTGATGGCTTGACCATTGACGGTCTCGATCCAGTTCCAGTGGAATGCTTGAGATGACCCTGCAAAGGCACTGAGTTGGGGAACTCCTCCGCTTGAGATCTGAGCGGTCAGGTTTCCCATACGAACCAGTGTTGCACGAGCGGCATCGTACCCCGTTGTTACAGTAGATACTCCTGCAGGAGCGGTTATAGTGATGGCCATTATTCTACCTGCGCCAATACTGCTACGTTAGAAGAGCCTGTTGAGATTGCGTACACTGTCTGAGTAGGATGAAGGTCCTCGATGCTGACACTTGCTCCTGGAGCCAGTTGGATACCATACGCGCTAGAAGTAACGTTTGCATTTCCTAGGTAGACTGTTGCAGAAGGATCGACATTTTGAACAAACAACGTTGTGTGTGTCCATGAGTAGTAGGTAGCATTTTCAATGGGAACAGGACCAGAGAAAGAGGTTGCTGCATCTAGAGCAACTGCTGTAGAACTGTTTAGCGGGACTAGCGCTTGAGTGATTGCTGGTGTTGCCATAGTTACTTACCTGATTTCTTTCGTTGTTCGCTGAGTGCTATTGCCACAGCCTGCTTTTTAGATTTAACTACAGGTCCTGTCTTAGATCCTGAATGAAGTTTGCCTTCGTTGTACTCGGTCATGACTTTTTTAATCTTGCCCTTATCAGTCATCTTCTTCGGCATCGTCATCCTCCGTTAGATCATCGTATAGGTCTTCAGAGATAAGCCCAGCGTCGAGAAGGTCCTCTAGGCTAGGTTCATCATCCCAATCGTCAACTGACATAATGTCTCCTTAATTAGCGTAGGTTTGGAACTGGGGGTAGTTCACAAGTTCTTCAGAGTTTACCTGGTTGCAATCGATAGAAACTACTGAATAACGATTGGCGTATAACCCACGAGGAGCAACACGGGTAGGGCGATAGACATCATTCTGAAAAGTAATAAGGTCTTTAATATGGTCTGTTGG